CGAGCTAGGTCTAGTACAACTCGCGAAATAAGCGCAAGGCTTGGGCGCTACCGCGTAATACTCCCGCCTTGCGCCCTAATATCTTTTATTATATTCTTTTAAACCCCGGGTTTCATGGGAGCAAAATGTCTGAAATCCGACAAAATGTCTGAAATTAGACACGTTAGACTGGGGTGCGGGTATAGGGGTTCGCTTCGCTCACAAAGAGTGATAGGATCAGACAAGGGACAACAGACAACAGAAAAAGTAAGAAAGGGTTTGGGAAAGGGTTTAGAGGGACTCAGACCCGACTTCCATAGGAGGGAGATGGTTGTCAGGGTTAGAGTATTCCTCTTCATCTTCTTTGGTCCAGACTTCATCCTCATAAACCATGAGTCCACCTGGTAGAAGACGACGACCATTCAGATACACATATGCCATTTAAACACCACCAGTGTCTTCCCGATAATCGGATCCATCGTTTATATAACCTGAGTAAATAGGAGAAGCAGAAATGATGCTAGAAAGTCTCTCTCCACAACCTATATCAGAAAGACCAATGAATCTATCCACACCGTTATTAATGACAAAAGAGCCAGGAGAAGAGACTGAAGAGACATTGAGAGCAACAGGTTCTTTGAAGTATACAGTCTCAGTGACATAGACACGGTAATAAAACCTCGTCTTGTAAGCTTGAGGTAGTACAAAAGTTATTAAGGGAACCTCTGGAACTGCAGCCGGTCTACCATATTTAGGAACATTAGGAGTCGTATCCCATGCAGTATCAGAATCAGTAGGGAGCCAGTCTAAGTACATATCGTTACCGACTTGGAAGAAACCTCTAGGATCAGAGCCTTCATCTAAGGGAGTATAATCGACACCTGGAGGATCTGCTGAGTTAACCAGTCCCTGACGATTGTAAACTGGTCTAAGAGGATTACGTACAGATGGGAAGTTCTGAGTGTTACCTGGGAAACGGTCTTGGTGTAACTGTGCAATTCTCCAGACACGTGGCACAGCATCCCGGGAAAAGCCAGACTGGAGATTGAACTTGAACCAACGTCTATCTAACATTAATGAGTAGTATTGGTCCATGGTAGTTGGGACTACAATGTCCTCACCATTGGTAATTCTAACAAGTCCTGGATTAAATTGGTCTCTGGGGTCTACGGTATTCTCACCTGCTTCATAACTGAGTCCAGTTGGGTCTACAGGTAAAGTGCTAGCCGGAACGACCTTAAGCTTGACATGACCGAGCTTGTAGTATTTGTACGCTGCAAAGAAAGGTAATAGTCTACGCATGCATTCCATACCGCCAGCTGAAACGCCAACGACCTGAACCTTATCAGGCGAGGTAGCGAGGTCAAGAAAATAGGTATAACTTTGGGTAGTCATAGTTTCGTCACATCCTTGGTTGATCTTCCAACACGTCCAGCAACAGACGTACCAAACGAAAGAGCAGAATCATATAATTGACCAGCTTGACGGTACATCTGAGCTTCATATCCCTGGGTTGCATACTTAGAGGTACGGCCAGTATTACGTCTGTAGTCTTTTGCCATCTTACCATAGTCCTTCATACGGTCATATTCGTAAATGAAACGTCCTGCAATAGGTAAAGCATACAATCCAGTTCTATAGGCCATGTTTAGTATCTCCTGCGTCTGTAGTATCTACGCCTGCCGTAGGATCGCCTACGAGAGTAATAAGAGCGTCTGTAGTAAGACATAGACTCTAAATACGGGTAGGGGTACTTAAGACTTATGACAGAGCCTAAATGGTACGATATAACCGTTTCTAAGGCAAAATGTCCTGAAGAAATACTACGGAAGTGGTTAGATGAAAATGGAGAAAGATATGCTTACGGAAGAGAACGAGGAGAAGACGGATACGAACATTTCCAAGTCAGAGTTGTATTACGCAATCCTACAAGCTGGGAAACAATGCGGGAAATATGGGGGCATAGTGGTCATTGTAGCCCTACTAGTGTTAGAAATTTTGACTATGTTCTAAAAGAAGGTGACTTCGTATGTTCATGGATCAAAGTACCAGACGCTATCCGAAATGCTCAGTTAAGACCCTGGCAACAGCACTTAGTAGACCTGAAACAAAACGACAGAGAAGTAGACTGTATTATAGACCTGCGTGGAAACACTGGAAAGTCGTTTGTTACAAAGTATATGTGTATGAAGAATATGGCAATCAATATTCCATCTGGTCTTACAGGGAAAGATATAATGCGTATGTGTATGAAACGAGCAAAGCTTGGTACATACATTTTCGACATCCCAAGAGCAGGAAGCAAGCAAGCAAAGGAAACATGGTCAGCCATTGAAAGCATCAAAAATGGGTACATGTGGGACGACAGGTACACATGGGAAGAAATGTGGATAGACAGTCCAAGAGTGTTTGTTTTTACAAATGAGTATCCAAAGTACGACTTGTTGTCAGAAGACCGGTTCAGGTTTTGGGCACCGGGCGAGCTAGGTCTAGTACAACTCGCGAAATAAGCGCAAGGCTTGGGCGCTACCGCG